TGGTGTTTATTTTAAATCAAATTGGCCTTCTCAATGGTATATTTCTGATTTCGTGATGGACGGAATTACATATAATTGTTGTGAGAAAAGAATGATGCACCAGAAGGCAATTTTATTTGAAGATGATGAAAGTGCTAAACTTATTCTTGCGACAGATGAACCAAAGGAACAAAAAAAATTAGGTCGTGATGTGAAAAATTTCAATGATGAGAAATGGAATGAAGTAGCAGATGCTGTTGTATTTTATGCCAATCTTTCTAAATTTTCGCAAAATGAAAATTTGAAGAAGTTATTGTTGGATACTGGTGATAAAATTATTGTTGAATGTTCTCCATATGATAGTATTTGGGGAAATGGATTAAATATCAGCGATACATTGAAAACACCAGAGAAAGATTGGAAGGGTAAAAATCGTCTTGGAAAGGCGATTATGAAAGTGCGTAGTGCTTTGAGGGAATAAATATTTTTTCATTTTTGAAAGAATTATCTATAAATTGATAAGCATCAGGATTATTTTTAATTGCTTCTAAACAAATATTACGATTTTTTTGTAATTTTTTAGAAGCAAATTTTAATCGATAACCATTTTTTTTAACAGCTTCCATAACAATCCAATAATTATTTTTTAATTCTTCGGAAGCATAATAAAGAATAAATGAATTATTATTATTTTTAACAGCTTCCATTACAATATTAAAATTATTTTTCATATCAATAGATAAATATTTAAGCATATAACCTTTTAATTTAACAATTTTTAAAGCTAAATCAAAATCTTTTTTAAGTTCTTTTGAAGCGAAAATATATGAATAAGGGTAATTATTAATTGCGATATCAATAATTTCAATATTATTTTTAAGTTGATTAGAGGCAAATTTTAAAGATAAACCATTTTTAGAAACGGCATTTTTAACAATATCAAAATTATTTTTAATTTCATTAGAGAAAAATTCTAATGAAAAACTATTTATATTAATTGCTTCAATAGCAAAATCTATATTATTTTTAAAATATGAAGAAATAAATAAACAACTATTATAATTATTTTTAACTGCTTCTATACATATTAAATAATTATTTTGTAATTGTGATGAAGCATGTTTTAAAGATAAACCATTAATTTTAACGATTTCTAAAATAATATCAAAATTATTTTTAATTTCATTAGATGCGTATTCTATTGATAAAGGATTAATTTTAATAATTTCTTTAAAAAAATCAATATTATTTCTTAAATTCGTAGATATATTATTGAGAAATGTTATATCTATTTTTGATGCTTTTAATAATTCATTAATATTAGAAATATCAAAAAATTCATTTATAGTTAATGCTCTTTTGATAATATCAATATTATTTTTTAATCTTAAAGAAGCATATTCAATTGCTAAACCGTCATTTTTAACTGCTTCATAAACAATATCAAAATTATCTGTTAATTCATAAGGAGCATTTTTAAGATTTAAACCATCATTTTTAACTGCTTCATAAACAATATCAAACTCATTAGACATTAAATATATATCATTTATAAGATTTAAATAAAAAAATTATTCTTTTTGGTGGATATAAGAATTAAGCATCTGTTTAACAGTCAAACCTTCACTAGATGCCAATTCTTCGAGCTTTTTCATTCCTTCCGCCGACAATTCCTTTCTCTCACGAGGATGTGTCTTATTCCATTCGGCAATAATCAACTTTCTTCCAGCAAACGAAGAACGATGCTTATAACCACAATCTTCTTTACCGCAAATGAAACCATGAAGGCATGGAGTATGACGAATTCCCTCAGGATCGGTTTCATTATGAATATTCTTATCATATTTGGCATCAACGATTTTCTTAAACTCCTTGCGAAGTTCAATATCATCGATACGATGCTTGAAAGAACAGTCATCACGAATACACGAGCAAGAGAAATTACAGACTTTGTTTGAAGATGTCATCAGGTAATTAGATGTAATAATTTATAAATAGGGATAAATCATATTTTTTAAAACTTACAATTAAAATAATACATATTAATATTAGAAAAATGAATAATTTTTTAAATTTGATAATAATGCTTACAATTTTATTAAGTTTATTAGTGATTTTATTTTTTGTAAATGATAATAAAAAACCATCAAACAAGAAATATTCTGGAACATGTGATATGATTTCATGTGGAGCATTAGACCCTGTAAGTAATCCGGCATATAATTTTCAACAAATAGTAAAACAATCAATATTATTAGAAGAACATATAACAAATAAAAATAAGAGATGTAGGGATTGTATAACGAAACATTTTCTTCATATTATAGGATTAGCGGAAGAGGCACAGATGTTAGCAACAAATAGATGTAATAAATATCCATTAATAAATGAGAGTGTAGAAATATATAATAAATTATTTAATGAATGGTTAAGATATAAGGATGATGAAATACATTTATTAAATATATGTGATAAATTAAGAATTCATAGAAAGAAATTAATAGCGATATATTTTTTCAATGATAAATTTGATTTAAAAAATTTTGATAAATCTTCATTAGGATAGAAGATCGATAATTAAAGGATTTAATTTATAATTTTTATGAATTTCATTAATAGTTTCATATGCGTCATAATGACACTGAAAATGAGAATCGTGAATTTGAGATTTGAAATTAATATTAAAAGAACATAAAGGAAATGTTGAAACACATGTATTAATTGATTGATATATGAGAACATCGGCAACTTTAATACTATCAAAATTAGTAAAATCCCATTTATTAGTATTTTTATTAATAAATTTTTCTAATATTTTTTCAGCACCTTTATGTGAAATTAAATAAAAAGCAGCAGAAGGGGTAATAGGTGTATAATTAACAAATAATGTATTTTTAAGAAAACCAGAATTGTAAAAATATTCAAGATGACCTTTACTAATAACCATCATTTGAATTATTTCAAAATCTTTTGGAAAATTAGAAATAATTTTATTAAAATCAATATTAAATTTAAATATAACGTCATCTTCACATACTATAAAATAATTACTACCCGACATAAAACCTTTTTTAATTGCTTCTAAATGAGAACATATAGTAGCAAATTCAATAGAACAATTTTTACATTTATTATCAGCACATTCTTTATAACCACAGAAAAATGGTGGTTTATTTTCAAGAATTTCATTTAAATCATTTGGAGTTTTAGCAGAAATTCTTTCATTATCTATTTTATAAGTATTAAATTGATTTTCCATAAATTCTCTTCTTTCAGTTGATTTATCTAAATTAATCCAATAATATTTAATATCATATTTAAAATTATCAGTTTTAATTATATTAGTAATATAAGGATATTTATTAACATTATTCATAATATCTAGAATTTTTAAAATTGCTTTTTTATGTATATAAAAATGTTGTGGATGGATTTCGCTAATAAGATTAATATTAGGAATACATAAAGGAAATGTTGAAGTATATGTATTAACATGTAAATATAATAAATAATCTGCTTGTTTAAATGTTGTAATATCTCTAAAATCAAATTTAAAAGAAGTTTTATTTATCATTTTTTGAATTAATTTAAATGCTCCATTATGAGATATTATATACATACCAGTTGAAAAGAATAATTTAAGAGGATTATATTTTATATAAATATTTTTAGTTTCATCAAAATAATTATAAAGATAATCATTTGCTCCTTCATCTAATACCATCATTTGAAATATATCAAAATCTGTCGGGAGATCTTTAATTAAATTTTCAAAATCTATTTTAAATGGTATATAAATATCATCTTCGCATACTATAAAATAATCATCGCCATTTTTATAACCTTCATATATTGCTTTTAAATGAGAACAAATACAAGCATATTCAAATTTACAATCATTACAATTATTTAATAGACAACAATTATTACCGCAATAATATGGAGGTTCATCTTCTAGACAATTCGGAAAATCATCTGGTGTAATCGCATTAATTCTAATATTATCATATTCAAGATTTTTAAATTGATTTTCCATAAAATCTTTTCTATTTACAGATTTTTCAATATTTATCCAATAATATTTAAGGTTCATAATTAATTAGATAAACTCTTAAATAAAAATAATTGTATTTTCTTATATTATTTATTTTTTAATAACAGGTATTTGTTGAACAAGTACCTCCCCAAAACATATTTTTCTTCGCCTTGCCAGTCGCTTTCGGTTTCTTTTCCGCTTTAGGTTTCTTTTCCGCCTTAGGTTTCTTTTCAGCTTTCGGTTTCTTTTCAGCTTTCGGTTTCTTTTCAGCTTTCGGTTTCTTTTCAGCTTTCGGTTTCTTTTCCGCCTTAGGTTTCTTAGCGGTTTTAGGTTTCTTTTTTTCATCAGCAATAGATTTAGAATACTTGGTTAAAAGTTCTTCCGCTTTATCTAAAAGGTCTTTCTCTTGTTTCTTGGCCTTCTTTAAAGCATTTTGTTTCTTTACTGGTTTTTCGCCTCGTGCTCTCATTTCAGCACGTTCAGCTTTTAAGGCTTTCGCCTTTTCTTTATCACGTAAAGCTTTGCGTTCAGCTTTAAGATCTTCTTTTTGTTGGTTGCGAATATTCTCATCAACATCGATTTTCTTAACAGTAACTTTACGTTTGATATTAATTTCTACACCATTACGAGTGATAACATCATCAATATATTCAATAGATGCTTCATAGGCATATACACGTTTATTAGAATGAGGAGTAATCTTTTGTATAGTTAAAGTTAATTTTTTAGCAGAAGGACGAGTTTTAAAAATACGTCCAGCGGCTTTTATTGCCGCACTGCGAGGAGTGCGTGATTTATAGTGTCCACCGGTAACACCTAGACTTGATTCAATTACGGTGAAAACATCAACTTCAACAATTTTGACGTCATCAACTTCTTTTTTCGCTTTGGGTGCTTTTTTTCCAAGAGCTTTACGTGGGGTTTTGCCTTTATCGGCGTCAGCTTTTGGTTTTCGACCACGAGCACCGCCATTAAAACCATCATCAAAATTATCATCGAAATTATCATCGAGACCATCTTCAAAATTATTATCAAGTTCTTTATTTTTATTTAATCCACCGCCAGAGACAAAAGTCTGAAATAGATCTTTATATGCGTTATTCATATTATTTGATATTTCTATTATATATATATATTTTTTTATAAATTTTTATAAAAGTTTTTTATTTTTTTATTTTTAATTAATGAATTTTGAGAAAAATTTATAAGTTTTAAATTTTTAATATTTGTTGAACGAGATAAAGCCGTATATAATTGTCCCGAAATAAATATATCATCTCCTAAATCAATTTCAAGATTATCAATAGATGCTCCTTGTGATTTATGAATAGAAATAGCATATGCTAATTTTAAAGGCATAAAGGCAATTCCAACATTTTTTTTTCCATTTATATTAATATCACTATGATATGTTATTTCATGTAAATTACCATCAACATCTTTAATAATAACACTTGTTTCTTTTAATTCTACGACAATTCCACGAGTTCCATTAACTAATTTATTTTCAAGTGAAATATTACGAATAACCATAATTTGAGTATTTAAAGTTAAACGGATATCATATTTATCTAAATCTTTTAAATATTCTTTGGCATTTGTTCGTGCTTTATATAAAACTTCATTATTAGAATTTTTTTTTAATAATTTTTTATATTCATAAGCATTAATTTTATCAACATTAGTATTTATAGGATATAATCTTGTTGGTTTTATTTCATTTTCATTATATTTTATGTCAGTGATAACGAGACTTTTAAGAATATCAATTGAATTATCGGATAATTTTTCATTTCTAATTTCTTCTAAAATTATTTTTAAATTATCATCATCTTTTTGACGAATAATTTCAGTTAATATTATTGAGGATAATTTTAAATCATTCCAGATAGGAGATGTGAAACAATAATCATTTATAATAGGAGGTAATTGATGAAAATCACCAACTAATATTAATTGAATACCACCGAAAATCATATCATTTTTCTTAATATATTTAAGAAGATTATTAATTAATTCGAATAATTCATTATCCATCATAGAGATTTCATCGATAATTAATGTTTGAAGATTTTTAATAATATTTAATTGTTTTTTAAATTTTTCGAGATTTTTAATAATAGAATTTAAATCACGGGAAATACCTAATCCTAAAAATGAGTGAATAGTTTGTCCATTAATTAAAACGGCAGCACAACCAGTTAAAGCAGTTAAACCATAATTAATATTATTATTATCTAAATATTTAACGATTTCTTTAATAGTGAAAGATTTACCAGTACCGGCGGAACCGGTAAGAAAAATATTTCTATTATTTTTGACATTTTCCAATGCTTCTAATTGTTTAACGTTCATAATATCTATTGATTAATAATTTAAAATCATTTTTAAATTAAAAAATGATTTAGAAAATTAATAATATTAATAAAATTATGTCAATTTACATTAATAATACTAAACCTATTATTTTAATAGACCAGAGTTATTATATATTTAATCGTTATTTTGCGTCATTAAGTTGGTTTAAAAAACAGATAGAAGAAGATGAATTAGATTATAATAATTTAACAAAGAATGATGATTTTATTTTAGCATTTTTTCGTCATTTTGAGAATGATATTAATAAATTGATAAAAAAATTCAAGACAATAAAAAGTAATATTATTTTATGTAATGATTGTAATAGAAATGAAATATGGAGAAATGATTTATATAAAGAATATAAAGAGAGTAGAGGGAAAAAATCTAATTTCGATAGTCAAATATTTATATTATTCAAAAATTATATATTAAATAATTCATATAATTATTGTGA